CGTGGTATCCGCCAATGCCGAATGACGGTCAGCATTATGTTTGGAACAACGAAACTAAAGAATGGGACGTGGATAATTCCGCGCCGGGTGGAGGAGAGTAAAAATGGCGAATAAAAAGAAGAAATCTAAAAAAGGTAAAAAGGGCGGATATGGCTATTAAAAGAAAAGCACTAACAGCACGCCAACAGGCTACGTTAAAGCGTCACTCAGCTCATCACACTTCCAAACATATGGCAGAGATGCGGAAGTCAATGAAGGCGGGTAAGACCTTTGGTCAGGCCCATAAGGCTGCAATGAAGAAGGTAGGTAAGTAGTGCCTAAATCAATCGCCAGAACCACCAAGGGGAAGGGCGCTAACTATCGCCCCACCAAGTCAGGTGCTGGAATGACTCGGAAGGGCGTGGCGGCATATCGAAAGGCCAATCCTGGGTCAAAGCTAAAAACTGCGGTTACTGGGAAGGTTAAGGCTGGATCTAAAGCCGCCAAACGCCGGAAATCTTATTGTGCTAGGTCTGCCGGACAAGCGAAGAAATTTCCAAAAGCAGCAAAAAACCCCAACTCGCGGCTCAATCAGGCTCGCAGAAGATGGAAGTGTTAAAATGAAAAAAGGATTATACGCAAACATCCACGCAAAACGTAAACGAATAAAAGCTGGATCTGGAGAGAAGATGAGAAAGCCCGGAACTAAAGGTGCGCCAACTAGGGCTGCATTTAAGGCGTCAGCAAAAACCGCAAGAAAGAGGAAATGATGGCAGAGTACGACCCTAATTCGTTATCGGCGCAACTGGCTCGGATTGAGTCCCGGCAGATAGCAATCGCTGACCGGCTTGATGAAATTGCGGAACGAATGAACAACCATTCGCAAAGGATAAAATTCTTAGAGGAGTTTCGTTGGAAAATTGTAGGGGCCGTTTCGCTTTCATCGGCGGGGGCGGCGGCTGCGTTTTCCAAGCTATTCGGCGGAGAATAAATTTGGCGTGGAACAAAAAACAGACATGAAAAAACCTGGATACAAAACAACCGAGTTCTGGATGAGTTCGGTGGCAATGCTAATCGGCCTTGCCTATGGAAGCGGTCTTATTACTGAGGCCGGGACATCTGGCATAGAGAAGTCAGTGGCATTTATTGCATCAGCACTGGCGGCGCTTGGATATAGCGCAAGCCGGGGCAACGTGAAAGCGGCTGAAATTGAGAGCAATAAATGATCACCGAAGTGTTAGCCGCATTGAGGGCACTCCCTGCCATTGCGGATGCCCTCAATGCGCTGACGGATGCGACAACTGCTGCTGCTGCAAGTGCCAGGCGTGAGGAAAAGGATGAAAATATTGACGATCTTATTGCTGCTGCTCGCCAGCGCCGTTTGGAGCGGATGTCTGAGCCAGAAGTTGATGGGGTTCGAGGAAGCGACCCTAGCGGACCCGGAGGGGTTCGAGGCAGCAGTGGCGACGGATGAGGGTGCGCGGTTTGTGAAGAGTTTGGGTTTACTAATTAACAAGTACGAAGAGATTTTAGAGAAGGGAAACTAGGATGCCAGATATCACAAAAGGAAAAACATTTTCGAGCGGCGACACTGTAACGGCGGCAGACCTTAATTCACTGCTGGATGATGCGGTGATTAATAACAATGCGATCACAACCGCGAAACTTGATGATTCGGCATGCACTACCGCTAAAATTCCTGATGATAATGTTACCTACGCCAAAATCCAAAACGTGGCTACTGCCAACAGGGTTCTGGGTAGTACATCCGCTGACGGTGTAATTTCTGAAATCCAGGTCGCTACAGACATGATTGCGGATAATGCTGTGACTGCCGCAAAGCTGGCGGTTGGCGCAGCACTTCCAACTGGGTCGATTACCCAATACGCTGGATCATCTGCACCTGACGGGTGGTTGTTGGCAAACGGCGATGCCACCCTAAACACGTTCACCTACAAAGACCTTCATGCTGTAATCTCAAACACCTACGGAGGAACTGCATACGAGGCTGGGGTAACAGATCAGGATGGGGTTTCCACCACGTTTACTTTGCCAGACTTGAGGGGCCGAATCCCTGTTGGCGTAGGTCAGCAAACAAGCGGCAAGTGGGATTCTGCGGAAGAGGACTATTCTGGTTCCGGCACTAACTTTGCTTTAGCGGCAACTGGAGGCACTGAAGATCATAAGTTATTAGAAGCTGAAATCCCTTCGCACGATCACGGAATGCCTACGACCACAGATGGAATGCGAACGACTACTAACACATCAGGAGGTAACAATGACAACGCCACCAGCGGCGGCGGATATGTAGGCAAGGAAACTTTCACGGCATTCGGTGGAACCTCTACACACAACAATCTGCAACCGTACATTGCGTTGAATTACATTATTAAAACCTGATGACTAAATCGGCAATAGCACAATTTGTGGCGGATAAACTCCAGAAGAGTGACGCGGGTTCGCTGGCTCTTTTGAAGAGTTTTATTGATCGCCGTTATGAGATGATTTGGGACTCCGGGCTTTGGCGCGAAACGCTGGGGACCACGAGCTACTCAGTAGCCGCCGACACTAGCGAGGTCACCCTTAATAGTGCCGTGCGCTTTGCTGTGGCAGTAGCCTGGGATGATAACGAAATATCATCCATGGACTACGAGACGGTGTTTCAGATTAACCCGGCACTGTTTGATGAGTCCGGTTCACCGACAAGTTTTATCACGCTGCCAAACGATTCCAGCGGCAACGCAGTGATCCGTTTGATCCGAAAGCCTGACAAAGCCAAGACACTGCTGGTGCTGGGCAAGTTGAAGCTCACTGCCTTAACAGATTCTGATTCTCCGAAAATTAACGGCATTGATAATGCACTACTGGCCTATGTGGAGGGAGACATGCTTGAACACATGCGGCAGTACGGCAAGGCACAGGTGAAGCAGCAGGAAGCTGCTGGCGCCATGATGTTGATGCGGGATCTTGAATCGGCGCAATCGGCAAAGATTGCCCGTCTGATTCCGGAAGTACCAAACGTGTGGGACGTAAATGATTTTGACTGATGCCTGTAGTATACAATGACAGTTTAGATGACCAGATGGCGTTTGACGCCGTTCAGTCCTTTGTTGGGGGACAGGTTAGCAACGTGCGTTCTAACCTAATCGGGCCGACTCAGTATTCTGAGGGGGTCAATGTGGACATTGATCGGTTTGGTGGAATTATTACCAGGCGCGGTTTGGATGATGATTACGGGACATTACCAAACACAAATTCCTACAACTGGAATGAAGCTACAAACAACTGGGAGACTTATACCTCAACATGGAACGCCGACCCGGAGCGTGTTGATTCGGTTTTCTATTTTGATACGCCCAGCCTTGAGCAGTTGCTGGCTGTAGCTGACCAGAAGGTTTACAAGAACACTGGCGGAACAACTTGGACTGAGGTCACGGGCTACACACCGGCAGATGGCGCCAACGTGGAAATGGCGCAGCTAACCGATAAGGTTTATCTGACGGACGGAACCAACAATGTACGGAGTTACGATGGATCGACATTCACCAACGAATCGACGGGAACGGGAAACCCGCCGATCTGCAAATATCTCAAAACGCATACTAATAGGCTTTTCGCTGCCGGGGTCTCGGCAGTGCCGGATGCTTTATACGCCAGCGACCTGCTTGGTGGTTCCACCTGGGATAACATCAACAACCAGATAAGAATTGGAGGCTCAGTGGGGGATCCCATTACCGCCATACACCCCTGGATAGGCGTAAATCTGGTAGTGTTTAAGGAGCGTTCCATTTTCAATGTGGTCGCTGATCCTACCGCAGCAACTGCCGCCACTTGGACCGTTGAAACTATTGATACCCGGATGGGCTGCGTATCGCATCGGTCAGTGGCACAGGTCGGTCAGGATTTATTCTTCTTGGCGCCAGACGGCATTCGCACCGTGCGATCAATTTTGGAGGGTGCCGCCCAAGCAGTTAGCGAACCCATCTCAATCGGCATTCAGGATGTGATCGACACGATCAACTGGAACTACGCAAATGAGCAAGCATGCGGTGTCAGTTGGAACAATCACTACATTTTAAGTGTGCCAACCGGATCCAGCACAGCCAACAATACAACTATTGTATACAATACCGTCGCCAAGGCGTTTGTGGGCACTTGGACATGGGATGCTACCGATTTCACCGTAAGCGCCTTCAGCGGCAATCTGAGGCTCGTAATGGGCACTGAATCCGGCAAGGCGCTGGCATACCTTGATTACGTCCAAAATACCTCTGAAACGGACTCAACTTACCAGGATGATGGATCAAATTACACTTCCAGCGTGTTGACGCGGGGCATGACCTTTGGCGAGCAGTTCAGCGAGCTACTGCCGAACCATGTTGAGTTGGAATTAAAGCCCGCCACCGCTACTGCGGTTAACATTCGGGCGATCTTGGACGAGGAATCTGATTCGGTTGTAAACCAACAGGTGGTCAATACGGAAACAAGTACCTTAACGCTACCATTCACTTTGCCAGCAACATTCCCGAAAACTGTGCCGATCCGGAACTCGTACAATTTATTAAGCAACGGACCGTGCCGGGAGATGCAGTTCAAGGTCGTTACCAATTCAGGCAAAATGTGGGTGCGCGGAATCAAGGCCAGCGCCTTTGTAAACTCAATCGAGCAGGAAACATGAGTGAAGGCGATCATTCAATTGATTCGGTCATGCGTTTCGCCAGGGCGAACGATCATCGGAACTGGTGTTTCGGAGGATGGCCGGACGATATCATGGGAATTTACCTCGCGTGGCACCATTCAAATGGAAGTTTGGTCCTCGTCGAAGACGACGGCGAGTTGGTCGCGCTGGCGATTGGGACGAAGATGCTTGAGGCTGACATCGATAAGCACTGGCGGGCGTGGGACGAAAGCGGAGACTGCATGCTTCTCCAGGACGTTGTGGCGAAGACGAAACAAGGATTGGCGGCGTGTCTCGACGAACTCGATGTTCGTTGTCCCGAATGGCGGGAATTGAAGTTGTTTGCCAGCCGGCACGGCAAGCGGAAGCAGATTAAGCCGGAAGTGTTTGAGCGAATTGTTGAGCGATGGAAATAACCGGGCCAGTAACAGTTGGGCAAGGGTTTGAGCATAAACCGCCGACAGCTAATGTGGTTATGCAAAAGCCAATTTCGGTTGGTGTGTATGTCGGCCAGGCGCAGTTGGGTGATGATGAAATGGGTAAATGCGCAGTGTGGGTGCTACCTCACCAGCCACACATTGCCGAGGTGTATGTGAGCAAATTTAAGGGCGACCTGTACGGGTCGTATTTGACCGTAAAAAATCTAATGGAACTAAACCGGGAAGACTTAGTGGAATTGTACGATAAGGCTTTAAATGAATGATCTGATTAAACAATGCGAACGGGCGGCGCAAAGCATTGTGGCCGCGTATGGTGAACGCTTCTGGGCGGCACGGGATGCGGTGAACAAGGGTACGCCCCCGCCAGCGCCAGACTATTCTGATTCAGCAGCTAAAGGAATCGAAACAGATATCCGAACTCTGCCAGCACGAAAGATCATTGAGTCATTAGCCAAGTCCGGTGGTAAGGGCCGGGTTAAGATTGGTGATGAGTTCATCGACGTAGACTTCACCGGGTTCGGAGACCTTGACCAGCAAGCGATTGATCTGGAGGCAATGCGCACCAGCGCCGATGCGATTGCCGCCATGAACCTCGACATCCAGCAACGGTATGGCGAGCAGATGAACCTTGAGCAGTTGAAGCGCATCAAGGAGGCGGATCCAGTTGGTTATGAGCTACGCCAGAAACTGGCCCAAACCACTCTGGAAGAATTATCTGCCGGACGGGAGTTAGGGGAAGATGCATCCCGCCAGGTAGAACAAAGTGTACGGGGCGCCCAATCTGCACGGGGCAACGTATATGGCTCCGCCAACATCGGTCAGGAGGCTTTAGCTAAGTTTGATGCAGGACAACGCCTGTTGACGCAGAGAATGTCTCAGGCACAAGCCTACGCGCTAGGAACACCCATTACGGCGCAGTACGGGGCAATCAGTGGGGCGCAGCA